CCGAGGTTCCGTTCGAACACTTTACCCAACATCCATATGACGTCGTTGCAACTCCAGCAGGTAATCCTGTATCTGGTGCTACAAACCTCTGTGCTCCAGTAAAACTGTATGAATTACCCTTAGTGCCATCGACACCAGCTACAGAAACCGGAGTACCGATGACAGTCAAATCAGACGTGGGATTAGAACCATCATTCCCAACTGATCCCGCGGAGAAATTGTACAGACGCAATGGCGCCGCAGGGAAATCTGCAGGAAGCAAAGATGCACCCTTGGCTCCGGGATGAATATTGAGCGAAACTCCAGATGGAACTGCCGCAAGTGTATGTGGAATCTTTGCACAATAGAAATTATAAACATCATCGGCTGCGAGAATTTCAGACGTTAGAAATGCCTCGTCAACTCGACCGAAATGCGGTTCAGCAACAGCTGCCGTTGAACTAGCACCCCAAGAACCAATATTCAACGGTCCATTAGATCCAAATATCAATGCCGAACCAGAAGCACCAAGCAGCTGTGTCGCTTCCAATGTTCCATCAACATACAAATTTTGCAGAATTCCATCAAATGTACCGACGACAAAATGCCATCGATCATCGCAAACCTTTGATAGACCAGAAATTTCAAGAACATCGCTACCCGTGGAACTTATTCCAAAACTAAACACATTGGCTGTGGAAATTCTGAGCCAATAACCCAATTGACCGGCAGCTGCACGTTTCGTGATGATTGATTGAAGTACACCTTGTTTTGATGTCCTAACCCAAGCTCCAAAAGATCCTGCTTTAAGACGAAATGGGTCTGCTGCTCCAGTATCTAAAATATAAAGAGCATTGCCTCCGTTAAATTGAGCTGCGACGTTATCAATGCCATCAATTCCTCGCGAGAATGGGACAACGCCCTTTTGTAGAAGAGTTCGAGCGTTACCACTTGAATCTGTAAAATCACCTGAGAATTTCCATAGACTAACTGGTGCAGATAGTCCAATATTCGTAAAATCAGTTACGGTTAACGGTCGTCCAGCACGAATTTGATTTGGAATTCCTACATCAAGAATCGCACGTTCTATCAGAACATCAAGATCCGATCCCATAGGCCCCTGTGGCCCGGGAGGACCTATTACAGGACCCGCATCGATCGTTGATCCATCATGCTTTGTGAGAATTAGTTCACCGCCGACAATAGTGCCATCGACAACTGACTCAGCTTCAATCTCAAGCATTCGATCGGCGGTAAGACCAGTAATTGTAGCCATTTCACCTCCTACTAAACATTCGTAGATGAAATTTCATACGTATCTGCATCCAAATATGTAGCATCTGCATTGTCAATCTGGAAGGTGGTCTCATCTATCATCGTAATATAGTTATTAGATGCGTCGATAGCTGACCAGCTACCATCTCCATGATCAACGATAACAAGTGCGTCTAGATACCCGAAATATCCAGCAATTTCACTGAGTAATGGAAGACGAGGATCACTTGTCTCTGTTCCGTAAAGCTGATCTTCCAAAATTTGCAAGACTTCAGGAGGTGTTTGTGTTGAATCAATAGCAACGTGAACCGTCGGTTTGTAACCTCTAAGCTTTGATGGAGTTCCAGTCAGAGACCATCCAAATTCAGTTGCTTGAGCTCCAGAATCTTCCAAAGTATTGAATGAAACGGAATCAGGATTGGCAATGACATCGTATAGAATATGAATTTTGTAACCATAGTCCGGAGATACGTCATTACCGATAATCGTTCTATACGATAAACTAAAACTACTCACTGGTTGATCATAAATGTCAAACCCAGGAGAGATACTAGAGACTCCTTGGACTCGATCGAATTCTTCTGGATATGTGAACGCTTTGAGTTTTCCCTCAAAATCACCAGGAACAAAATTTTGTAAGAACTTCACGCCCTCATGATAGAACGATTTCACTTCGGAGGAAGAATCTTCTTCTACTCCGGTAAGACCATTCCAAGGGGCTACCGTGCCATCTGGGAGATAGAGAACTCCACGGTCAATACCCGTCTGATAAACTCGATCACCAATTTCATCCCAAGCAAGAGTTGTCATTGTCACCCCCTTTCTAGCCTGAAGTGCCCAATTGTGCTCTACGCTGAGCATTAAGTTCTCGATTTCGAGCTGCCATTTCAGATCGACTCATCTTCTGTGGCTTGGATTGTTTAATATTACAAACTCGAATCAAAGTGAATAATCGATTAAGATGCCAGTTCTCGCATTCGAACGGTATCTGAAAAACAACCATCCAATAGTAAATGAGTTCGGCCGTAATGACATCTCGACTTTGTGGAGCTCCGGGAGAATCATTGAACCATGTAGCAGTCATTTTAGCTTCAATATATTCGTTAATTTCTAGAAGATTTTTCTCTGTAAACTTCGAGAAGACTTCTTCTGACACATCGGGAGTCAATACCATACATTTTATGTAATCGAGAATTTCATCACTCGTTTTCTCGGTCTTACCCAAGAAAGGCTTTTCGTGTTTCGACTCCCATTTTGACAGTGAGACCAAAGAATGCTCTAAATCCAAAGCCACATCGTTCTTTGTAACAAATTCTTGTGACTTCTCATCAAACATTTCGACGCCTGGAACGATAATCGTCAGCATTCCTTGGCCTCCTATCTTAAACTCACGGACCAAATAGCGCGATAACCGCATCCGGCGTCGGAAGAGCTGCTTCGGTTGCAGCCTGACCATACAGCAACGCCTCGAGTGCAGTAAGATCTGCGGGATCGACAACAGTAGAATCAACCACGATCAGAGCCGTAGGCTTATAACCGGTAACCGGAACTGGCGTAGTTGTAATAGCCCAACTGAAGTTGATTGCAGCTGGTGAATCATTGATTGTGGCATAGGCCTTCTCCGACGGAGCGGCCTGACAACCATAAATCAGATGCAGCTTGTAACCAAAGTCCACGCCGTCGACATCGTTTCCGACCTTTGTCCTATAGCTCAGGCCAAACATCTTTCGACCCTGCTGTCCAACGGCCACGCCTGGGTGCGGAAGAGCCGTACCATCGCACTGGCCAAACTCTTCAGGATAAGTAAATGCCTCGATGGTTCCTCCGAACTCCTCGGCGGAAGTGAGGTTCAGATACTTGATGTTATCCGCAAACTGCGGATTGGGATCGGCACCAGACGGCGACTCAGTAACTGTGGTAAGACCATTCCAAGCAAAACCTGTATTATACACGCCTGCTACGTCCGGAAGATACAGAACTCCGTGGTCTACACCAGTTTCATAGACTTTTTCGCCTACATCATCCCAAGTCAATGGGGGCATGTTCTTCCTTTCCCTCAAAAGTAGACGTTAAAAACGTCGTGATTTAAATCATCGGCTGTGTAAAATCTATTAAACAAACTCATCGGCAATGCAGCCACTTTATCTGGAATTTTACTATCCGGATCTGGATCAATAACCGTGATCATATACCTCTTTGTATGACTATACGGATTATCGTCTGCAAAATGCGTATCTGCAAAACCTCGTTTGTAAACGATACATGGATATTCCAACTTCACGTTAGTTGGTGGCTGAAAATATACAAGTGGAGTAATTGCTAGAAGGATTTGGTGTAGATCAAGGCGTTGGCCCATTATACACCTCCCCTAATCTCAGTAAAAGACGGGGGCTTTGTACTTCGACGCTAGAAACCGTCCACAAAACCCCCGCCCATTCCACATACCGAATGGCAAAGAAATGTTCATTGGCATATGCATCGGCCACAATACTTATGGAATTTTGAACACTGAGATCAGGATTAAGATTTTCTCCCTGACGAAAATTTCGTGCGTTTCTTATAACATCTCCGTAATATGAATACTCAACAATGTTATCGATAAAAACGCCAGGTGCATTTTCTATTGTTTCCCCATAACCAATGCGACCAAAGAACCTAGTCATGGCTGCCTACCTTATTAAGCCGTCGAAATAACCAGAGCCGAGCGAATCTTCGTAAGCGCACCGGAAACTCGAGTCTCGAGCAGGTACTTGTACTGGTTATAATCGATGTCGAAGTCGTCAAAGAAATTGACATCTCCGCCCTTATCGGCGCCAATCGTGTAATCCCTCAGATTAACGACAATACCAACAAGCTTCGGCAACGTCTCCATCACCTCGACAGTGACGATGTTTGCGACACCCATCTCAGAAGCAAGTTCCGACGTGGTCCTCCACAGACGATGACCCTGAGCATCTCGGAACACTAGAAGTGACGTGAGACGAGGAAGCGTGGTATAAAGTGTCGGAGAACCCGATCCCTTGTAATTTGCCATCTCTCCGATAATAGCATCAACCATCTCTGGCGGAGTATCTACGGTAGCGGCAAGTGTAGTATGAGCGGCATAAAGATCATCATCTTCATAAATCGAACGAATTCCCGCATTATCAGTTGCACCAGTCAGACCAGGATCCTTAATGTGATCGCCATCCGAAATGAGACGACCGTCTCCGATAAGAACTGCACGTGCAAGTTCCTCGTCCAACATGACACGCATCTCAGACTTGAGCCAAGCCACGACATCGAAATCGGTGATATCAATGATATCATCACGATCAAGCTGCTGCTTCTTGTAGATCGTGCTCGGAGTCGTCGTGCGCGATACGAGTCCGAAGAACTCTTCCTTCTTCAGAGTACCCTTAACATAACCAAGCGCTCGTGCTGTATCAACGGTAATATCAGCAACGATCGACTTAATGCGGGAAAACGGCGAGTGCCTAGTGCCATTGATGACACCGGAAACCCACTCAACTCTCCTCTGATCGAATTCAGGAGTGCTAGTAACGTTACGGGCATCCGGAAAGAGAATATCGATATCATCGATACCATGCTTAAGAGCATATGCCTCGACAGCTGCTTTGAGCGATCCAGTCTTCTGGGCATCTTGAACAATTCCCTTGACCGCGTCATGCGTGAGGACGTGCTTCTCTTCCTTTTTGCCTTCGTTATTCTGCTCCTCGAAGACATTGCGGGTCATCCGTCGTCCTTCCTTTTCATTATCATCATGGGTTAGCGATTCAGACTTATCAGACTCTTTGTCGCTACTCGAGGACTGCTTCAGTTCGTCAGCTCGCTCAGAAAGGGCAGTACCGACCATGTAATGGACGACTTCCTTCTGCTCAGAAGTCATTGAGTCGTAAACTTCTTGAATCGTGGGATTCGTATCAGAATGTTCAACTTCGTCTTCGTTATCTGAAGACTCTTCGTCAGTATTGATATCAAGACCAGTATAGATAATTGCTTCATCTTCCAGCGTGACCATTTCGCCATCGCCGTGAGCCAAAGTAATGTTGTCAATAAGGGCGCCAGGATTGGCTCCTGACAACACGAGACTTACTTCACGAATAAATCCGTGGAGAGTCTTCTTTGCCTTCTCGGTCAACCCGTTGGCATAGATAGACAGCGACTTGATGTCCTTGTGCTGCACCAACGTCCGAGCATTCTTTGCCTGATCTGTACTGTTGAGATAACAGTAGGCATAAATACCATCATCACGATGCTCGAGAACTGCATGACCAAGCACGTTGCTGGGCTCATTGTGATTGTGCTGCCAGACCAACGGAACTGTTTCAGTATCCTGATGTTTGAAAGCATCTGGCATGATAGTCCGACCGTCTGAGCACACGAGTCCAGCTTTGGTGGCGTAGCCGCTAAAGTCGGGCTTAGCCTTTTCTCCCATTTTGAATGTTCCTCCTTAATTTTGACTCATCGACCTATCAGCTAATTTTGCTAATGCCTCAGTTACAGCCGGATCTTGTGAAGTGTGTCCATTTGTCGCCGGATTTGGTGGAGCTGGTTGTGGCATGTTGCTGTTAGTCAGTTGATCTGCTTTTGGATCCTTACTAGGAGCCATACCAACAACCTGCCTAATCTCATTCGACGTCATAATTTCATTACGAGTAAACTTATCGGCAATCTCAGCGATGTTTTCAATTGGAACCAACCGAAACGGATCTCGAAAGAATAGAACTGACTGCTTTTGTGTTCGAGCGGTTTTGGTTAAGAAGGTACGCCGCATCGATTCAACCATTGCAGTAAGAATTGGCTCGATCGTTCGATTCCAATAGTTCAACATAGCTTTTTCGTCCGCAGTGCCTTTCATAATCTCATCGGTTAGACCAAGTTGACCATAAAGCATATCGGTTAGGTATTCGACTTGGGCCATGAGATTGTTTTCGGCCGGACGATTCAA